TATCCAATATAAACAATCTGGATATTCCGTATGGTGTGTGTTTAGGCAATAATCTCAAGACTCAGCTCTACAGTGCAACCTATAAAACCAATTACATCACAGCCGTTGCTGCCGGGTCTTCTCATGGAGATGCGACTGAGTATTCAATGGTTGATGGTGTTTTTGGTAAATCAGATCATAGGCCGATGGTTCTCGTGGAACTTATCAAAGGCACTAATACCACAATTCGTGGCAACATTTTTAATGCGGCTGTTGGTACAGCTCCAACACTTTTAACTGCAACCGTAGCAAGCACGGATGGTCTTGGGACTACGACCAATGCAACACAGTTTACCCCTGTTGCAAATCAGGCTACCATTTATTGCAGGAAAGGTGCAAATAAAGGCGCATATCGTATTCTTGATACGACTTCAACAACTGTCCATACTTGGACACAGGCAATGAATCACGATATCGCAATAGGAGATACGTTTGTTGCAACGCATCTAAGATATTTCAGCACGGCTGTTATGCAATTAGGTGCAACGGTTGGTCTTTGGGTAGAAGCATCATTTTCTCCGGCGCTCAATTCACATTATTATCATGTGGAAGTAGAAAGACTTGATCTTTCAGTAGCCGGGCAAGAGTTCGTCGAGTTCAGATTCGGCGGCGATAACTTTGCTAAAGTCAGAGCTTAATAGAAAGGAGGATAAACCATGCCAAGAAACGCAGCTATGACTGAATCCGAATTTGTATTCTTGAAAGAGAAAATCGGTGAAGTCGCACAACAGAAATTTGATTCCCTTCCTTCCTATATCGACAAGCTCTATACGACAAAGAGTTGCCCCGGTGGATGGTTGGATTTTTATTCACTTACAGGTTTTCCTGATATACCGGCTTTCAACGGTTCATTAACGACTGTTGGAAAATCGCCCGGATTCCATGTCAGGGTTGAGCCCTCACAGTATGCCGCAGAAGCCATTTGGCAGCGTACACTTCTTGATGACGACCAGCACAATGTCATTGAAGACGGTGGAGCTGAAATGATGGAAGCTGCTCAGAGAACAAAAGAGAAACTTTCTGCAAGTCCTTTTGTCAACGGTGAATCGAACTCGTTTGATTTCGTAACCGTAAATGAGGAAAGTGTCGGCATATTCTCAAATTCACACACCACAAAGACCGGTGTTTCAACGACAACCGGTTTTGACAATCTCGGTGCAGACGCTTTAACCAAAACGTCTTTGGCAGAAACCATAATCGCTATGGGTCTGTTAAAAGACGATAACGGTGAGAGATATGCCCCGCCTTCTGATTATATGGTCATTGTACCTATGACGCTTCAGTTTACTCTTGAAGAAATTCTCAAAACTGACATGGGTTATAATATCGCAGAAGGAGTTGGCCTGAAGAATGTAATGTATAATCGTTATACCCCGTTTGTTTGGGAACGCCTTGACGATTACAGCACATCCGACTGGTACGTTGTATCAAAATCATGGGTCAAAAAGTACATGGTTCATCTGAACAAGGTGGCTCCTGAAATCAAAACAACGATTGATTGGGGTACATATCAGGTTCGGACTGCCGTGTATTTCAGAACCGGTTTTGGTTCATCTGGTTGGAGATTCGGGTACAAGCACGTAACTTAATAACTGAACTTAATTGACAAATTGTGCGGGGTGTAAAAAGCCCCGCATGACCAAAAAGGAGAATATAATGATTAATAACGCATATTCAACCATACTCGCTTTAAACGCCATGACGCAGGGTAAGATATGGCATGTTAAACCGTATAGCGGCAGAGACAGCAGGGACGGCAAGACCGCTGACACCGCTTTTAAAACACTTGTTAAGGCACAGGCAAAAGCTACTGCAAACAAGAATGATATAGTCCTTCTGTACACTGAAGGCAATTCAGCTTCAGCTACTACCGATTACCAAGCAACTGCTTTAGCTTGGGCAAAAGATGGTGTGCATCTTATCGGTGTCGGAAGTAGCGTTATGATAGGACAGCGTTCAAGAATTGCACAGTTATCAACATCAAAAACAGTTGAGGATTTATTCACGCTTTCAGCAGATAATTGCTGTATTGCGAATCTTGAGATTTATCAAGGAGTAGCCACTTCAACCGCTACATCTCCAAGAGCGATGGTAGTTTCTGGTCAAAGAAACAGAATCGTCAACTGCCAGATTTCTGGTATGGGAGATACTTCGATGGATACTGCTGGAGCTCGTTCTTTAGCTGTTATTTATCCGGCGGCTGAAAACATTTTTCAACATTGCTATATTGGATTGGATACAGTTATTCGGGCCACTAACGCTGCTGAAATAGACATCACTGGAACTGGTGTAGCAGCTCGTGTTCCAAGAACAATCTTTGAAGACTGTATATTCAGCAGATACACTTCTGTTACTACCTCAAAAATGGTAGCACATACTTATTGTGACAGATTCACAATGTATAAAAACTGTAGTTTTTTAAGTACCCCTGGGATTACAGGCTCAGCCTTAATGACAGGTGCGTTCTCTACTTCAGATGTTAACGGAATGATAGCTGTTCAAGGTTCTTCTTTGTTCTACATCGGAGACTGGACAACTGCTGATGATACGTCTGTTTATATTTCGTCTTACAATGGAGTCCAAGATGACGATATTACTCTTGTTAATATCGGTGTGGCTTCTACGTCTGATGTTGTTGACTAAGGATAACTTTAACAAACCTACTATGCAGCCTCCCCTGAAATAGCGGGGAGGCGAAAACAAGGAGATTTTATGTCAGACCCAATCAAATTTTTCGGCGCTGTTGATAGAGAAAGAAATGATACTAATGGAAAGATACTTTCAGCTTATCCGGCTTGGTATTATGATGAAAAGATAGACAATATGAAAAATGATATTATCGTCAGAGAACACAGACTTAGCAGCGGCAGAGTTCCTACGGCAAGCATAGAAGCCGAGCGAACTGCTCTTTCTGAACGCAAGGACAGATTAAAGGCTGTTATTCAATCCAAGCCGAAGCTGGTAGCAAAAGAGAAAGACGAAACAGCAAAATTCTTCAGGCATTTAAGAGATCAGGTAATAAACAGGCTTCCTTCAAGATCAGATATTTTAAAGGGAACTGTTGAAATTCGTGGAGAGGTAATGTGGAAGAAAAAACCTTCTATTAGCGTTGAAGGCTTTGTCCCAATATGTGAATCTCTCGGACTTGTCATGCCTGAGAAAAAGATGATTTCAGGTCATCAGGCCATGCTTGCATTAAAGGTTTTAGGTAAGTTGCTTGGAGAAGAAACCAATATTGAACGGCTCAGAAGGGATTTCAACAACAACACCTATAAGCCGGAAGTCAGTTTAGATTCTCTCGTTAAACAAGGTCAAGGTATGGCTGCTTAAAGGAGTTCTATGGACGGTATAACATCTTTAACTTCACTTGGTAATTTGGTTCAGGAAGATGCCAGTTCTGGTATGTGGGATGTTTATCTTGCATATCAACTTCTAAATGAAGCGGCAATAGATTGGACTACACGGACTAAATGTATCCGGTCAACACAGTCGATTACAACTGTTGCCAGCACATCAGCGTATGACCTGAATCCTGATTATCTTGGTTTATACCTTCGGGATAGTTCCAAGAACTTCTTCATAAAGTATTATGACGGAACCAACACTTCGTTTATAAATCAGATTGAATATTCAGACATTGTTCTTGCAAACAGCAATTACCAAACACTCCCAAGTAGCTTTGCAGTAATTGACAAATCTACTCTTCCGACAAGGATAACCGGAACTGCTTCTGCTAATGGGGCAGCTTCCGGTGGGGAATGTACCTTGACCGTTGCGGCTTCGGCTTTTTCAAATGTGTATGCAGGTGATAATGTTCACAACACCACAGACGGTTCAACTGGCGTAGTCTTGTCTAAGACAAGCAACCTTGCTCTTGTAACTGCCTTATTTAATGGTACGAACTCCGACTGGTCTTCGGCAGATGCTTTTGTAATTCAACCGCAGTCAAGAAAACAAGTAATTCTTGAACCACCTTCTTCCACAGCAGCGCATACGGTTACAGTATATTATGTTCAAAAGCCGGCTCCTGTATATTCTGATTATGGCATGTTCAGATTTGACGGAGAGGTATCAAATGCTTTAGTCAAGTATGCAGCATGGCTTTATAAATACAGGGATAAAGACCCGAATTATGGCGATAAATGGTATCAGCATTATGAGAATCAGATTACAATTTACAACAAGACTGTAAACAACACATTGAAAAAAACAACTTGGACTTTTTCATTAAAGGCTTAATATGTCGGGTGAATTTAAACATATGCCCATTCCCTTAACAGGGAAACTCATTACAGGTAGAAGCCCTGTAACTATAGGCAACAGCAATTTCTCTGCTTTGCAAAACATGGAATACACGAAGTCACATCCGAAGGGCATACGGGGTATGACAAAGATTAACACAACGGCTTTGGCATATCCTAAGATCAAAAGTTGTTTTCATTTTACCAAAGAAAGTCCTTCTGAATCTCATGTATTGGCTCAAGGGTTTAATGCAGGAGAAACAGAATCTAAGATATACGATAATTCAACCGCAATACCTTCTGCCGGTGATTTCTCAACAACGGCGCTTATAACAGAAACTTCAGGCGCAACTAAAGGAAACTGGTCAAAAGCCCCCGGCGGTAATGTCGCTTATTGTGATGGCAAAGGAGCTTATATCTGGGGCGGTAACGAAGCCACTGTTGACGGATTTATCAACTATGACCCGGCTGGTACATTCAGATATGACTATCTTTCAAGATTAAGAAACACAATTCAGGATACTGCGAATATTGCGGTATTGAAAAGGGTAACTGAAACAGTCGGCGCAGAAGTTATGCTCCTACTTCATTTTGATAATAATGTAACAGATACAAGCCCGACTACGGTTCATACAGTAACAAACACAGCCGGAACATTTACCGCAACTGGTAAGACTTTTGGCACTCATTGTCTTGTATTAAATGGCACTACAGCTCATTTAAGCATACCAGATGCTGCTGATTTTGATTTCTCGGCAGGAACCTTCACCATAGATGCTTGGATAACACCATCTTCACTCCCTGCAATAGCGCCTATATATTTTCAGTCAACAGATGCTGATAACTATTTTTTATTCTATATAAATTCAAGTGGTGCTGTTGTTCTTTCGATATACGCTGCTGCGGCAAGTGTAGTTGCTGTTTCAAGTCCAAATGGAACAATTGTCTCTGGCACGAACTATCATATCGAACTCGTTGAATCTGGTGATAGTTGGTATATATTAGTAAATGGTCAGGTAGTTGGAACAGAGACAGATACGAGTAGAGCTGCAAACTACACCGGAGTTGTTCGTATTGGTTATGATGGCACTAATTTCCTTGCTGGCAAAATAGACGAATATCGTGTTTGTAACACAGCAAAACACACAGGTACTTTCTCGGTTCCTATTGCTGCTTATGGGTCAGCTTCG